TTAGGGTTTAAAGATGGCAACACAACGTTTACTTCCAGCTTTGCAGAATGGCTTGTTAGGCCTTTTGCAGGGTTCGCCTGCACAAAATCAAGGTGTGGCAGAAATTCAGGCCACACAGATGCTGCAACTGGTGCAAGCGGCCCTAACTTTAGAGGTTAAATAATGGCTACAAGCAGATTGTTACCACTGGTGCAGCAGGCAGGAGCGGGTTTATTAGACAGGATTGTGCCTGCGCTAGAAGCCGCGCCAATAGCCCGCTCTGCGCCAGCATTCGCTCAACCAGAGCAACCGCAAGCGCCAATGGCATTTCCTGAGATGCAGGCTGGCGGTGGTCGGTTCGTGTCCAATGAAGATGGCAAGATGTACAACGGCCAGAACTTTGCAAAGCCTGCACCAGTTGAAGAGCCTTGGTACAAGCGCTTGATGAACGACCCTGCTGCCATAGCGCAACTTGGCATTGGCTTCAATTCCATGCGCCTAAACCCAGACGCAGGCTTGGCGCAAGTCTTGAACGACCGCGTAAAAAGCATTGGCGCCGAACGAAAGCAAAACCGTACTACTGAGCAAGTTTCGCTACAGTTGAAGAACATGGGTATGTTTGAAGAGGCTGGATTAATTGAAGCCAACCCGGAACTAGCAGTGCCAATCTTTACGGCTATGCTCAAGACCAAAAACGGGATTGAACCAACGGCTGAGATGCAGACTTTTGCGGCTAGGACTGAGGGCCTGAGTGAAAAGGACAAACTTCTGGCACACCGGATTGCACTTGGTCTTAGCGCACGGGCTGGCCAGCCAACTAGTGTATATTTTGACAGAGGATACGCAGGCGGCGCTGGAACTGCGGCGGCAGCAGCAGAGGGCGCGGCCAATGCTACGGCAATGGCTAACGGGCCGCTACGTGACCAATTTGAGTTTGGCTTTTCCGCACTTGAGCAAGCGCTTGGTGGTACTGGTCAGACTGGCAAGATTTTGGGCAACATACCCGGTCTAACAACTGGTGCGCAAATTGCCGATAACGCCAAGGCGCTGTTACTGCCAATAATGAAAAGTGTATTTCGCGGTGCTGGTGAAGGCGTGTTCACAGACAAAGACCAAGAGACGCTTGAAGCGATGTTGCCCACAAGAAGCATGACAACAGAGGCAGCGTCTCAGGCGCTCGACAGCGTAAAAATGCTAGTCTCTTTGAAGCTGCAAAATCCACAGTTTGACATTTCAATCTATGGCCGTGGGATGGGCGGTGGCCTTAATCGGGCGAGCCCAGCAGTTAGAGGCGCAAACCCTGCTTCACCACCCGCGCCAGCCGCAACAAGTGTTCGCGATGCTGCGGACGCAATTCTCAATGGCGGTTGATAAATAAGGCACCAAATGGCAACAGCAGATAAATATGCGGAGTGGATTGTCACAAACAAGGACAAAAAAGGCACTGAGCAATTTGAAACCGTAAGACAAGCGTATATGGAGGCCAAGGCAGAAGAGGCTGCGGCCATGAGCCAGCAACCTGCTGTGCGTGCGCAGTCACCTGAAATAGAAGAGGTCGGCTTTGGCCAAGGAATGCTTGGACTTGGTGAGACGGCTCTGTCAATAGGGTCGGGCGCGGTTGCAACGCCAATTGCTGGCTTGGCTGGTTTGGCCGCAATGCCATTTGTTGGCGCAGAGGGAAGCACCGGGATTATTGATGCAATTCAGAGCGCGGCCACTTATGAGCCACGAACAGATGCTGGCAAGCAGATCATGGGCGCGATTTCCAAGCCAATGCAGGTCATTGCAGACGCGCAGCAATCAGTTGGTAACTACGTCACAGATGCCACAGGCTCACCCGCTCTTGGAACTGCCGCGCAAGTCGCTCCTGACATATTGGGCGGCTTGCTTGGATTGGCAGCATTCAAGAGGCTGAAGGGTGGCACTGCCTTAAAAAGCAACAACGTGCCAACACGTGAGTTGATGGACGCGCTAAACGAACACGGTATTGTTTACAGCGAACTGTCGCCAGCGGCTCAAAAAGCCATACCTGACGTTGCTCCACGAACAATGATTGGCACAAGCGGCACTTCACGCGCTGTTGAGGGCGGGATAGTAACTGAGATAGAAGGCGGCGGTCGTCAACGTGGACTGGCTCCATATTCTGCTACAGCAAGTAAAAACCTTACTGCTGATGCTTTGGCCAAAGAAGCTATCAAGCAACAGTTTGCTGAAGGCGATGTGCAGATGATGAAGTCATCAACGCCTGCGACACAGGCCAAGATGCTGCAAATGGTTAGAGACAGAGAGTCAATCGCTGCCAATTCTGCAAACGACATTGCCAAGCGTCCATCAAACATTGTTGGTGACGCAGCGGCAGAGCGCTTGAAGTTTATTGCCCAGCGGTCTAACACTGCACGCCAAGAACTAAACAAAATTGCCCAAACCAACTTAAAGGGCAAGCCCTTTGACTCATCACCTATTGAGCAAGTTTTCATGTCCAAGCTAAGTGAGTTGGACATTGGCTTTGAGATGGTTGACGGCAAGCCGCAGTTTGAATTTAAAGGCTCTGCTGTTCAGGTGGATAGGTCTGCACAACGGGTCTTAAAAGACTTGGCCAATTTAATGGCCAACGATGGTGCGCCAGATGCACTTAAAGCGCACAACTTAAAGCGCCAGATTGACACGCTAGTTGAATACCACAAAAGCCCACAGCGCGGCATGACATCTAGTGGCCAAGCTGTTTTGAGAGACGTTAGGCGTGCCTTGAATGAGTCGCTACGCAATGCCGACCCAAGCTACGCACGTGTAAATGACACCATCTCACAATCATTGCAACTGTTCGACCAGTTGGATGACGCAACCGCATCAAAGATTACGGTTCGTAAGACATTGGACGATTCACGCGGTATGGGTACTGAACTGCGCAAGTTGTTCTCAAACTACGGTAGCCGCCAAGACTTGGATGTAGCGCTAAAGGCAATGGACGATTTGGCCAAGAAGTTTGCGTCAACCAGTGACTCACGTGAACTTGGCCCATACGGTGGTGGCCCAATGTCAATGACATCTCCTAGCTTCAACGACAGCATTGTTGATTTGGCTCGATTCGCTAACGTTCTTGATGATAAATTTGGTACAGTTGCTAAGACAAGTTTTGAGGGCGCTGGTGAACGTGCTGTGAAATTTGGAGCAATGGCCGCGCAGGGCGGTGTAACTGCTGCGACCGTTTCTGGTGTGGCTGAAAAAGCTGGCAGTGTAGTTAGAGGTATGCGCAAAATTGATGACTACAACGCCTACCGCTCATTGGAAGAATTACTCAAACGAGGTGCGAAATAAATGACTAAGCCCACACCAATGACCGAAACCGACATTCAAGGCATCATTCGTCAGGCCTTGCTTGAAGCAGTCGATTTTGTTGAAAGCGAAATTGCGCCAGATCGCATTAAGTCACAGCGGTACTATGACGGCGAGGTCGACATTGGCCATGAGGAAGGCCGAAGCAAAGTTGTCGCAACAAAGGTTCGGGATACAGTACGCGCCATTAAGCCCAGCCTGATGCGTGTATTCTTGTCTACTGACCGCGCTGTTGAGTATGTACCAAGTAGGCAACAGGACGTTCAGTTTGCTGAGTTGGCGACTAAGTATATGCAATACAAGTTTGCAGAGCTAGGTGGTTACACAATAATCAACGATGCTTTCCATGACGCACTGATTAAAAAGGTCGGTGTCGTTAAGGTTTATTGGAATGATGTTGATAAGCAAGAAATCTTTGAGTACAACGACATCAACGATCAGGAATATGCTGTCATTGTTAATGAAGACGATGTAGACGTAATCGAGCATTCGGTCACTGAGTCAATTCAGATTGACGAAATGGGTATGCAGGCGTCTATGCCAGCGCATTACCTTAAGATTTCACGCACTACAACCAAGGGTGACTTGTGTATTGAGTCTGTTCCACCAGAAGAGTTCTTTGTAGACCGTGGTGCACGCGGGATTAAAAATGCCTACATAGTTGCGCATAGAACAGAAATGCGCGTAAGCGATGTAGTCGCAATGGGTTATGACTACGATGACGTGGTTGAGTTGACTGGTTTGAGCAACGCCAACACAACAGCGAATGCTGAAGAATTTGAGAGGCAGGGTTATGACGATGCATATTCTCAAGAAAATATAAACGACCCGTCTATGCGCTTGGTTGCTATAACCGAGGCGTACATGAAAATTGACGTTGACGGCACTGGTGTGGCTCAAATGCAAAAGTGCGTAATGGGTGGCGATGACTACGACATCCTGAGCATTGAGCCTTGGACTGACGTACCATTCGCTGTGTTTGAGATTGACCCAGAGCCTCACACATTCTTTGGCCGCTCTATTGCTGACATTCTGATGGATGAGCAAGATGCATCTACGGCCATGCTTAGGGGTGTGCTTGATAACGTTGCTTTGACAAACAATCCACAGCGAGAAGTGGTAGACGGCTCTGTAAACATTGATGACTTGTTGAACAACGAAATCGGTGGCATTGTACGTGTTAGCGCGCCCGGCCAGATTCGTGACTTAGTTGTCCCATTTGTGGCGGGTCAGACTCTTGTCGCGATTCAGTATATGGATGCTGAGATTGAGGCTAAGACAGGCGTCACTAGAGCGTCTAGCGGCCTTAGCCCTGACGCTATGCAGTCCACGACCGCCGCAGCCGTTACAGCCACCATACAAGCCGCCGCTGGCCAAGTTGAAGTTATGGCTCGCAACTTAGCCGAGGGTGGTATGCGCCAGTTGTTTAAGTTGATGCTGAAACTAATGGTTGAGAATGTGGATGAAGAAGTTGTAATGCGCATGGGTAACGGCCAATACCAGCCGGTTGATCCTCGTTCGTGGAACAACTCAATGGATGTCACAGTCAACGTTGGTCTTGGCACTGGGCGTGAGGATCAGCGATCTGCGGCTCTCGCTCAAGCTCTAGCCTTACAGATGCAGGTATTCCAATCCTACGGCGCACAGAACGGCATTGTCTCAATGACCAACATCCGCAACACGCTGGCAGATATGTTGGCAATTCAGGGTGTGCGTAATGCTGACCGCTACTTTGCGCCGATGGACGCTCAGACGGAGCAACAGTTGATGCAACAACAGGCCCAGCAGCAGCAACAACCACCG